CGGCGTATGCAGATGACCCGCTCGGTTTTGTGAAATTCGTCTTCCCGTGGGGCGAGGGTGAGTTGGCTGCGTCACCCGGCCCTGAGCCGTGGCAGGCGGATTTGCTGCGGCGGGTGGGCGAGGGGTTGAGTCCGGACGAGGCGGTCCTTGAGGCGGTGGCATCGGGTCACGGGGTCGGCAAGAGCAGCACGGTTGCCTGGCTGATTCTGTGGGCGATGAGCACGGCGACCGACACGAGGGGCGTGGTCACTGCGAACACTGAGACCCAGCTCAAGACCAAGACCTGGGTCGAGCTTGCCAAGTGGTATCGCCTTTTCCTTGGCCGCCCCTTATTCCGCCTTGAGGCCACGGCCTTGTTCTCGGTTGACCCGGAGCGGGCGCGCACGTGGCGGACTGACATGATTGCGTGGAGCGAGCGTAATCCGGAAGCTTTTGCCGGCCTGCACAACCAGGGCAGGCGCGTTTTCATTATTTTTGACGAGGCGTCGGCGATCCCGTCGATCATTCACGAGACCGCCTCGGGCTTTCTTTCGGACGCTGACACCGAGCGTCTGTGGTTCATGTTCGGCAACCCGACCAAGTCGACCGGCCGCTTCCGCGACGCCTTCACCGAGGGCAGCGGCTGGCACACGACGCAGGTTGATGCGCGCCGCATCAGCTTCACCAACAAGGGCCAGTTTGAGGCGTGGTCGCGCGCCTATGGCGAGGACAGCGACTATTTCCGCATTCGCGTCCGGGGCGTCTTTCCGCGCAGCGGCGAGAGCGAGTTCATCAGCGCGGCCATTGTGGCCGAGGCGCAGCAGCGCGAAGCGGTCGCGCAGCGTTTTGACCCGCTCGTCATCGGCGTGGACGTGGCGCGGTACGGCGACGACGAGAGTGTCATAGCCGTGCGCAAGGGCCGCGACGCCCGCAGCATACCCGCCGCGCGCTTGCGCGGCCTCGACACGATGGCGTTGGCGAGCCGGGTTATAGAACTCGCGCAGAGCCTCCGCGCCGACGCGGTGTTCATCGACGGCGGCGGGGTGGGGGGCGGCGTGATCGACCGTTGCCGGCAGTTGCGTCTCTCTGTGCATGACGTGCAGTTCGGCGGTCGCGCAGAGCGTTCCGACCTGGTCACTGGGGGCGAGCGCTACGCCAACAAGCGGGCCGAGATGTGGGGTACGATGCGGGCCTGGCTGGTGGGTGGTGCGATCGAGGACAGCGAGGATCTGCGCCAGCAGCTGCTTGCCCCGACCTATGGGTTCAACGCGCGCGACGAGATCCAGTTGGAGCGCAAGGCCGACATGCGGGCGCGGGGCGTGGCGAGCCCCGACTGGGCGGACGCGCTCGCTCTCACCTTCGCCTTCCCGGTCGTGCCCAACCTCGACGCTGGTGGGGACTATCCGCACAAGCCGTTGGTGGAGACCGAGTACGATCCCTTCTCCCCGGAGAGGATGTGGGCCTGATGGCGGACGCTGATCTGCGTCAATGGCCGCTGTTCGACGAAGCTCGCGGCGACATGCTGCTGCATCCGTTTTATCCGCTGACCGCGACGCCGCATTACATCACGCTCGACATGATGGCGGCGTACATTGGGGCGGGGACGCAGGGGCCGCCCGGTCCCGCGGGCGCGGATGGTGCGGATGGTGCCCCAGGTCCGGCGGGGCCTGCGGGAGCCACTGGACCCACCGGACCACCCGGGACCGCCGCCACGATCGCGGTCGGCGACACGCCCCCGGCGAGCCCCTTGCAGGGCACCGCGTGGTGGGACAGCGCGGGCGGCCAGCTTTATCTCTGGTACGACGACGGCAGCTCGGGCCAGTTTGTGCCGGCCACGAACCAGCCCGGCCCCCCGGGGCCTGTCGGCCCAACTGGCCCCGCCGGCCAGACTTGGACGGTGGGGTCGGGGCTCTCGCTCAGCAGCAACACGCTCTCCCTGACCACACCCGCGTTGCCGCTTGCCGGCGGCACCCTGGGTGGGGCGCTGACCATTGCGCCGGCAAGCGGCACTGCCGACGTATGGCTCAATTCGGCGACTGCCGGCACTCGCGTGCTTGGCTTGAAAGCTGGCGCTCCCCGCTGGGTGGTAAATCTGGGGGACGGCACCACAGAGAGCGGGAGCGACGCAGGCAGCGCACTTACGGTTGAGAGGTTCTCCGATGCGGGGGCGTACCTCGCCGCTGCACTCACTATAAATCGGGCCACAGGCAACGCTACTTTCGGCGGCAGCGTGACAATGGCTGGCGCTCTCGCTCTAAGCGGCAGCGCGAACCCGCAACTCTACCAATCAGGCAATTATTCGGTTTTAAGCGCCAACGACACCGCCACGCTGAACCGCGTGATCATGGTCGGCAACGCCGCCGACCCGACGAATTACTACCGCAATACGACCCATAGCATCGCCGACCAGACCGGCTCCAACGTTCTTCTTACCCTGACCTTAGCCAGTCAGATTTTTGGCGGCGGCGGCGTGGTTTCTGGTTCGCCGACCGGCGGGGCCAAGGGCGCGGGCAGCATCAACGCGGTCACTGTCTACGGCAACAACGTAGTCCTCACCAGCGATGCCGACCTCAAGCGCGACATCGAGGCGATGCCGCCGTGCCTCGGGCTGGTGCGCGCGATCGAGCCGAAGGCGTACCGCTGGAAACCGCTGCCGGAACCGGAACCGATACCGGGACCAGACGGCGAGCCGACGCGGTTGGCTGGCGAGATGTCGCCGGATTTCACCGAGAGACAAAATTGGGGGTTCATCGCGCAGGATGTAGCGAAAGCAACCGGCGCGCATCGCAGCGACGGCGGCGTCGAGAGCCTCGATGTCGGCGGTCTGATCGCGACGCTGTGGCAGGCGGTGCGCGAGCTGTCGGCCAAGGTCGAGGCCCTGGAGGCGGCGAAGTGATCGACTTCCCGGCTTCGCCCACCCTCAACCAGATATTTACGGTCGGCACGGCCTCGTGGCGCTGGGATGGCGCCAAGTGGGTCGCGTATGGCTCCGGCGGCAGCTACATCATCGCATTCGACATCCCAGGCGTCCTGACGCTGAACGCGGTATTTGCGCACGTCTTCGCGGCGGCGGCAGCGTTCCCGCTCCATTTCGGGGGTTCCCAGGCGCGCGGCAGCGCCAACGCCACAGGTTCTCCGGTTGTCACCTTCGCGCGCAGCGCGGCGGCCAGCCCGCTGAGTTTCAGCAACATTGGCACCATGACGATCACCGCCGGAACGACCAACCCCACCTTCATTACGGCATCTCCGCCGAGCTTCGTGACAGGCGACACGATCCGGGGGCTGGTCACGACCGGCGACGTGAGCTTCGCGGATTTGTATTTGACGTTGGCGGGTACGCGCTGATGCCGACACCATTCATCTTCACCGATGGATTCGATGTGTACGGCCCGCCGGGGATCACGCCTGCCATAACCACGCAGTGGACTACGACGGCAGGCACGGGTACACTAACCATCGTCGCCGGGCTTAGCTCGACCGGCTATGCAGCGAGGTTGTTCAATAACGGCAACATAAGCAAAACGCTGAGTGCGTCGTACTCCCGCATTGTCGGATCTATCAGGTTCCAGTGCAATCTGGCCGGTCTTACGACGATAAGTTTTATGAACGGCGCCAGTACTGCGTTCAGCTTTACGTTCGAGACGACCGGGGTCATCAACCTGCGCACCGGGACCGCTACCGGGTCGATCATAGCGGGCGGCGGCGCGATCCTTGCCAACTCGACGCACGTCCTCTCTTTCGACATCGCAATCGGGGCGAGCGGGGCTTATACCGTCAATCTCGACGGGGTATTGCTGTACTCGGGCACCGGCAACACCGGCAACTCGCAGACCAGCGTCAATATTATTTTCCCCACTATAGGGTCGAGCAGCTCGCAAAGCCTGGTCCTCGATGACCTGGTCCTGATCGACCCGACGCAGGCGGGGTACAACTCCGCCATTCTGACATCGAACGCTGTCATCGAAACGCAGTTCGTGTCGGGCGACAACCAGACCCAGTTCGCCAATGACGGCGATCTTGTAGTAGCTGCCGGCGTGGCGTCGAACGGTGTGGCGCGGGCGAACATCGCCACCAACGCCCCCGGCGCCGGCCAGCTCTTCCTCGTCAAAACCACGGCATCCGTCGCGCGTACCCTCAACAGCGTCTCGGTCGTTCCCGGCGCGACATCGGGAACCGCGAAATTCCGCGCGGTGGTTTACTCCGACAGCGCCGGCTCTCCCGGCTCGCTGCTGTCATCGGGCAACGAGGTAACCGGCACGACCACCGGCGCCACGTTGACCGGCACGCTGGTGACGCCGCAGGCGCTGGCCGCGGGCACGAGCTATTGGATCGGGTTCATCACCGACACGTCTGTCATATTGCAGCAGTACGACGCGGCCACCAACCTCGGGCAGAAGAAAGCCAACACCTACGCATCGGGCGCACCGGCGACCGGCTCGGGCATGACGACGGGGCAGGCGACCTGGCTCGTGTGGGGCAACTGCACCGGGGCGAGCGTGAACTGGCCCGCGCTCGCCGGCAACCCGCCGATCGCCACGGCTGCGTCGCAAACCCATTCTTCTACGGTCGGCCAGGAGGATTTGTTTACTTTCCCGCCGCTCGCGACGAACCCGTCGACGATATTCGGCATGGCGGTCAAGGGGCTTGTACTGAAGACCGACGCGGGGGCGAGGACGGCCAGCTTCAACACTAAATCAGGCGCTTCGGACGTAACCGGGTCGGCCCCCGGTCAGGCGCTGGCGACGACGCCGGTGTGGCAGGGCAGTTATTTCGAGACAGACCCGGCGACCGGCCTGGCGTGGACGGCCTCCGGTGCCAATTCGGCGCGGGGCGGCGTGAGTGTCGCCACATGACCGCCATCCGTAGGACGGCGTGCCCGGCCTCAAGCCGGGCCGGTCATCGCTGATGACCGACGTCGTCGTACGCGGCCTCGTCCGCGAGACGATCGACACAGGGACGGGCGCGCTCCAAGTGCAGGGGCTGGTGCGCGAGGTCATCGGTTCGCCGGGCGTCGGCACGAACCGGCTGCTGGTGCAGGGGTTGGTGCGCGAGGTGCTCCGCTTGGGGGGCACAGGTGCGGGGCCGGCAACGGCGCGGCAGTACGCGGTGTCGGTGACGTGAGCGGCTTCGCGCTCGTCGCGGCAATGTCCCTGGTGATCCTGCACCGGGTCGACGGGGGCGAGGTCGCGGTGGCGCCCGAGCATATCACGAGCATGCATTCGAAGGCCCCGACATCGGCACAGAACAAGCTGGTTACCGGGGAAGCGCGGTGCATCGTGTGGCTCAGCGACGGCAAGCTGCTGTCCGTGCTGGAGCCGTGCGAGGCGGTGAAACGGTTGATGGGCGAGGCAGCGAGATGACCTGTTCCTTGAGGCTCCCCCCGGCCTTCGCTCCCGGTGGACCCTCGTCCACCGTAGGCAAGCCCTGATGTTCGGCGGCGCCAAGACACCGGCACCGCCGCCGCCGCCGCCGCCGCCGCCGAGCCCGCCGACCTATGCCAGCTCGGCCGCGGTCGCGCCGCGCACTCCTCTGCCGCGCTACGGGGCGCTCTCGGACAGCATCCTGACCGGCCCCTTGGGGGCGGTGACCCCGGGCACGACGTCGCGCAAGAGCCTCCTTGGTGAGTGAGGCCTACCGGCGCTATGCCGACGCACGGCTCGCCGGCTTGCGCGGTACACGCGAGAGTTGGCTCGAGCACTGGCGCGACGTCGCCGGGCACGTCCTGCCGCGCCGCTACCGCTGGCTGGTCGCGGCCAACGACACCTCGCGCGGTTCGCAGATCAACCACAGGATCTTGGACAGCACCGGCACGCTGGCGGCGCGCACGCTGGCGTCGGGAATGATGAACGGAATCACCTCGCCGACCCGGCCGTGGTTCCGACTGCGCATCGAGGGGTATGAGGAGGACTACGAGGTCCAGTCGTGGCTGACCGATTGCGAGCGGAGGATGATGACCGTCTTCCAGGCGAGCAATTTTTACCAGGCGATGGCGATCATGTATTTCGACCTGGTGGTGTTCGGCAGCGCCGCGGTCATCATCTATGAGAATTTTGAGAACGTCATTCATTGTTTCAATCCGTGCGCCGGCGAGTACTTTTTCGACCTCAACAACAACCTGGAGGTCGGCACGGTGGCGCGCGAGTTCACGCTCACGTACTGCCAGCTGGTCGAGGAGTTCGGCGAAGAAAAGGTCAGCCGCGATGTGCGCGACGGCTACCGGGACGGCGCCCTGAAGAGCCGCGAGAAGGTGGTGTGCCACCTGATCGAGCGCAACACCGGCGAGAGTGCCGGGGTGGCGCAGACCTTCCCGTTCCGGGAGGTGTACTGGGAGGTCGGCTCGCCGCAGGACCAGGTGCTGCGGGCTCGCGGGTTCCACGACTGGCCGGTCATGGCGACCCGCTGGGACGTCCAGGGCAACGACCCGTATGGCCGCAGCCCCGGCATGGACGCACTGGGCGACATCAAGCAGTTGCAGCAGGAGACCCGGCGCAAGGCGCAGGCAATCGACAAGATGGTCAACCCGCCATTGCTGGCCGACGTCCAATTAAAGAACCAGCCGATGAGCCTGTTGCCCGGGGGCACGACGTATGTGTCGGGGCTCTCGCGCGATCGCGAGGGGGCGCGACCGATCTACACGGTGATGCCGCCGATCGCCGAGATGATGCAAGATATCAGGGAAGTACAAACCAGGATAAAGATAACCTTTCACAATGATTTATTCAGCGGGATAACGGATTTACAAACCGTGCGGACCGCGACCGAGATCGATGCGCGGCGGGAAGAGAAGCTGGTGCTTTTAGGCCCGGTGCTGGAGCGCATCCTGTCCTCGCGCGAGGGCCTCGGCAGCGCCATCGACCGGGTCTGGGGCATCATGTTCCGCGGGCAGCTGCTGCCGGTGCCGCCAGAGTCCCTGCGCGGTCAGGCGACCCACATCCAGGTCGACTACATCTCGATGTTGGCAATGGCCCAGAAAGGGATCGCCACCGCCGGGATCGAGAAGTTGTGGGCTTTCGCCGGCAACTTGGCGGCGGTCAAGCCGGACATACTCGACAAGCTCGATGCCGATCAGACGGTGGATGAATATGCCGCCGCCCTCGGCGTCAGCCCGAAGATCGTCGTCTCCGACGAGGACGCCGCCGCCGCCCGCCAGGGCCGGGCACAGCAGCAGCAGATGGCGCAGGGCGCCGAGATCGCCGGGCAGGCCGCGCAGGGCGCCAAGACACTGAGCGAGACCGATGTCGGAGGCGGCATCAACGCGCTGCAGATGATGCTCGGCACCGGCGCTACGCCGCAATAAATGGCGAAGGGCTCCGAGCGGGCCAGGCTGCGCAGCGAGCGCCGCGCGGAATTGGCGGCGCTTGCCCGCCTGATGGAAGACCCGGCCGGGCGCCGCTGGGTGCGCAACACGCTGGCCGCCTGCCACGTCTGGGACACCTCTTTCGCCACCAATGCCATCCGCATGGCTTTCCTCGAAGGCGAGCGCAACCAGGGGCTACGGCTGCAGGCGGAGATCGCCGAGGCCGCGCCCGAGCAATTTATCGAAATGCTGAAGGAACACGGCAGTGAGCGACAACGCGGAAGCGACGGCCCCGGCGGAGGCAGCGACACCGGAGACGACGGAGACGACCCCGCCGGCTTCGCCGAGTGAGGCAACGCCACCGTCCTCGCTGCTCGGCGAGGCCGAGGCCGAGGCACCGGCTTCGCCGGAGCCGTTCGACCCGGAGGCGATAAAATTCCCGGACGGGGTGACCCGCGAGGACGCGCTGTTCAACGATTTCACGGATATTGCAAAGGAGCACGGTTTGACCGGCCCCGCCGCACAACGCCTTATCGACTTGGCTGCCAAGCAGATCGCAACCGCTACCCAAAAGCAACAGGCCGTCTGGGAACAGCAGAACGCGGACTGGCAGGCGCAAATCAAGGCGGACAAGGAGATCGGAGGCGACAAGCTTCCGGGCATGCTGCAGACATTTGCCAAAGTTGCCGCAAATCCCGAGTTGTCCGATCCGCAATTTCGCGAGGCCCTCGCCGCCACCGGCGCGGGAAACCATCCGGCAATTGTCCGGACGCTGGCTCGGTGGGCCAAGGCCCTCTCCGAAGGCGGTCCGATCCAAGGCGGCCCGGCAGGCTCCTCGCGCATCCCGCAATCCCTCGGCGAGGTTTTCTACGGAACCCGTAGCGGCCTCAGGTCCAACTGAGGTTGGACCGCGCCCTCCTGACGAGGACAAACACTGATGGCAACTTTAGGCACGAACGTAATGACGTATGCGGACTGGGCCAAACGGGTCGAGGACGGGTACAAAATCGGCACGATTATCGAGCTGCTCAGCCAAACCAACGAAATACTGCTCGATATGTTGACCTTGGAAGGAAACTTACCAACCGGCCATAAAACAACCGTGCGCACCGGCCTGCCGACCGCCACCTGGCGCATGCTCAACTATGGCGTGCCGGGGTCGAAATCGACGACGGCGCAGGTGGTCGACACCTGCGGAAATTTGGAGGCGTTTGCGCTGATCGACAGCGACATCGTGAATTTGGCCGGCGACCGGGAGAACTTCCGCGCTAGCGAGAACATGGCATTTTTGGAGGGAATGAACCAGCAGGTTGCGACCACGTTGATCTACGGCAACCAGGCCGTCACCCCGGAGCGGTTCACCGGCCTCGCGCCGCGCTACAGCACCGTCAACACCGCGACCGGCGCGTCCGCCGCCAATGTGGTGGATATGGGCGGCACCGGCGGCACCAATACAAGCGTGTGGGTCGTGACCTGGGGCGCCAATACAACGCACGGGATTTTCCCGAAGGGCAAGATCACCGGGCTGCAGCACAAAGACATGGGCGAGTGGCCGGTGCAGGACGGCAACGGCAACACCTACATGGCGTACCGCGACCACTACAAATGGGAGATAGGATTAAGCGTGCGCGACTGGCGCTTTAACGCCCGCCTCGCCAACATCGACGTCACGCTGCTCAACGGCGGCTCGGCGCCGAATTTAATCAACGGGCTCGTGCGGGCGCTCTACCGCCTGCCGACGACGTCCTCGCGCACCACCAACATCCAAACCTCCGACACGCCGAAGATCCAAGGGTCGATGGGGCAGACGGTTATATATTGCAATAGGGTGGTCGCGACGTATTTGGACCTCCAGGCGATGAATAAAACAAATGTGTTGTTGAACCGCGAAGAATTTGATGGCAGGGCGGTGACAACTTTCCGCGGCATCCCGGTTCGCATCTGCGACGCGATCCTGTCGAACGAAGCCCGCGTCGTCTAAGCCGCCCCCGGGTCCAAGCAGGGCTTGGACCGTTAACACCCCCCCTGCCTCCGCAGGGGCAAGCTTAAACACCTCATTAAACACTTCCAACCGCCGGACCTCGGCGGCACAGGAGACCCTCATGATTCTCGATGGAGCGTTGCAGTTCACCGGCACCGCCGGCGTCGCCGGCAGCCCCGACATCCCGACCACCGGCACCCAGCAGTCGACAAACATTGTCGACCTCGTCAATGCCCGCGACATGGGCATCGGCGACGACCCGGCTATCAAGCTCGTGGTGGCGGTCAAGACCGCCTTCACCGCTGGCACCAGCCTCCAGATCCAGTTCCAGGGGGCGCCCGACAACGCGGGGACGCCCGGCACCTGGACGACCTACGCGGAAAGCGCGGCCGTGCTCGAGGCCGACCTGGTGGCAGGCCGGTATCTGCTGCCGATGGACATTCCGCGCCCGCCGCCGGGGGCGGCGCTGCCGCGCTACTACCGGCTGCAATACGTCTCCGCGGGCACCCACAGCACCGGCCAGATCTACGGCGCGCTCGTGCTCGACCGTCAGGACTACGTCGTCTACCCGGCCGGCGCGACCGTGCCGAATTGAGGAGCATCAAAGATGAAATACAGACTCCTGGCGCAGCACACCGCCCCCGTGTCAGGCGAAGTGCTCGAGGCCGGCACCGAGGTCGGCGACGACACCGAGCACCCGTGGAAAAACCGCGACGGGTCGGATGCCGAGCCCTCGACCCAGATGGAGGGCCTCGACGACGCCGCGCGCGAGAAAGTCAACGCACTGCACCGGAAGCTCTACGGCTCCGACCCCGACTGGGGCGGCCATCAGAGCGAGGAGGTGCGGCAGGCGCGCGAGAAGGAAAAGGAGGAGCAGCAGAAGCTCGACGAGGGCTCCGAGCCGGTGAGCGAGCAGCAGCACCTCGAGCGCGAGGACGCCAAGGAACGCGAAAAGCGCGGCCAGGGGGCACCGCGCCGTGCCCCGGGCGAACCGGCGCCCTCGATCCCGTCCCGCGGCACGCAGGCCGGCAGGCATCCGCGCGCGGGTGCGGAGCCCGGCCCGGCGCGCGAGCCGTCGCACACCGCCACCACCGCCCCGACAACAGGCGGCGCCACCCCGGCACGCGGCGTCGCCACGCCGAGGGCGCCGGAGGGGGACGAGGCGCGGCCGAAGAACCCGAACGAAGAACAGTATCCCAAGGGGTGAGGCATGGCCCGCTTCCGGCTGCGCAACGCGCACTGCCTGCAGAACGTCGAGATGAAAACCCCGGTTTGGTTGCCGGGTGACACCGACAACGAGCACCTCGGCGACGAGAAGGGCACGATCGTCGGCACCGGCACGGCGTACCCGATAGAGAGCGCCACCACCGAGATGGTCCCGCTCGACGCCGAGGCGGAAGCCATGCTCGCGGCCGAGGAGGAGCGCCTCGCGCGCAACGGCGGCACGATGACGCCGGTCGACCAGCTGCCGGGGACCACCGGGGGGGACGATTACGAGGATCGCTACGTCCCCGGCACGAACAAGCCGCGGCCTCGGTCGGAGCCCCGCTCCGACCAGATGCAGAAGTCGGCATAGCGATGAGACACGTGCTGCTGGCGCTGGCCTGCGTGCTGGGCGGATCGCTCGACGCCGAGGCCCAGGTCTTCACCAACCCGCTCAACACGGTCGAGCTCGATCAGCAGGTCAGCCCCGCCGCGGCCTCGAGCTTCCTGTTCACCAGCCCGAGCAAGAGCCTCGCGTCGCTGACGGTGGTCGCAGGCGCCAGCGCCGGGTACGCGCTGGTGCTCGATGCGGCCAGCTTGCCGGCGAACGGCGCCTTGACCTCGTGCTCGGGGCCAGCAACAGCGCGGCCGTGCCTGATGTGGTGCGCCCCGGTAGTCGCGAACGGCTACGTCGACAAGCAGTGGAACTCGCCGATGTCGTTCTCGGCGGGCGTGCTGGTCGCGTTCTCAACGACGGGCTGCGCCACGCTCACCGCCTCCGCAACCGCACAGATTTTCGGCCAGGCGCCGTAGGAGACACCGAGATGCCTCTTTCGACCGACGAGTTCATCCTGACCCACCGGGTCGTCACCGCGGTGGTGGACGCCGAGCCTGTTGCCATCGCGATCCGCTATATCCTGGAAGCCTCGCCATGCGGAGACGATCCCGGCT